TAGATCAAGCTGTAAAACGTGGTTTATTTGAAAATGTAGAAACTACCGTAGCGGTAGCACAAGCATTTTCAACAATAGAAAGCGAAATTAAAAAAAATGAACAACAACAATAATACAATTACTGGATCAATCACTAGCGTAGGTGCATACTTATTAAGTATTAATCAAATAAACTTATATATGCAGTTAATACTAGGCTTATTGTCTGGTGTAGCCAGTATTTATACTATTGTAAATATTTACAAACAAAATAATAAAAAATGAAGAATCCAAAAACAACCATTTTCGGTTTATTAGCTGCCATTGGTGGTTATTTTGCAGCATCTGGTACTGGTAAAATACAAGTTATAGGACAAGCTGTGGCTGGAATAGCTACATTTTTATTGGGCGGTGCTAGTCAAGACGCAAAATAATGTATGAATCAGAAACAAAAAGTAGCAACTGGAATAGTTGCTACATTAATCATATTAGTTATGCTTAGAAAGAAAATAGCTACTGCATTAAATAATACTGCTTTTGCTAGTATTAGTGATAGTTTATTTAATGTTATTAGTAGTTTTGAGGGATTTTACGCAGTACCTTATTGGGATCGTACTGGTTATTCAGTAGGTTATGGATCACAATATAATTGGGATCAAAAAAGACCAGTAGCTAAAACAGATATAATTGATAAAGCAACAGCCAAAAATTGGTTATTGCAAGAAGCACAACAAGATTTTGCATACGTGCAAAGTAAGGTGAATGTACCAATTACAGACAATCAGTTAATGGCATTATCTAGCTTTTCCTATAATGTAGGTAAAGAGGCTTTTGCAACAAGTACTTTATTAGAATTATTAAATAGTGGTGCAGATATTAACACAGTAGCTGCACAATTTGATCGCTGGACATATAGTGGTGGAGTAGTTAACAAAGGACTAACAGCACGTAGAGCAGCAGAAAAGGCACTATTTTTATCATAGTTTGGGTGTATGTTTAAAATAGACAAAGGTAAGCGAGGGGTGTTTCTACACCCCTTTTTTTATGTAGATCCTTCCAGCAAAGATTTTGCTAGTTTTATCATATAAGTTAACATATTGACTATCAAACGTTTCGCAAAACTTGATAAAATTGGGTATATTATTAATATTACGGTACTTTCTGGGGGGTAAAGTACCAGCCATAAAAACAATGGCATTATATAGCTTTTTAGACATTTTACAGCGGTTTATCTTTAATGGCAAAGTATCTAATACTATCTTGGGTAACTGCCTTTATTTTCCTTCTAATTACTAAATGTGATACAGCTGTGAGCATCTGCATACGATCCATATTTGTAATATCGTATAGATCTTGTAAACTTACAACCTTTCGCTGTTGTATAATAATGAAGATTTTTTGTTTGTTTGTCATATAGATGTATATTTGTATTGAAAAAAGTTAACCTTTCGAGGTTTATTTGTCAGTAAGCAGCCAAGCCTAAAAAACTTGACTGCTTTTTTATTTACTGACATTACTAACCATTAGTTTTTTCTAATATTTTATAATAGATATATTTTATAATATGCCAAGATCCTATTATTGCTAAAATATTTTTAATCATTTTATATTTATTATTGATATTTTCCAGATCCATTCTAAAAAAACCCATAACATAATCGCTAAGGTATAGATAACAGCCAGTGGAACTAAAATAAATGCCATATACATAAAAATAGCTGCTTTACCTATAAATATTATAATCTTATCTAGTTTCATATTTATTATCTTTATTTTTTATTATCCATCCTTTATTGATCCAAATTTTTATTAAATTTTTAGCATATCCTTTACTGGTGGCAGTACGTTCTATAATTTCATCTTGAATATCGTTATAATTGCTAGGCACTGAAATTATCTGAAAACATAATGATCTGCTCTCTGTATCTGGTAAATCACTAGCTTTTTTACCAGTACTGGTTTTGTGTTCGGTTTCTACTTGCTGAAATATCCCATTAAAATTAATTAATGTTATTGGTTCAAAATCGGAATCACTACGCATAAAACGACTGGTAAGCACATAGCAATTTTTTTCTTTTTCTTTAACTATGTCTAGTGTAGATTGTGCAAAACGATCACTAGCAGATCCAATATGACCAGTAGTAGATAAATTTGATTTACTTTGATGCAGTACAGTTACTAGCAGCACATTGTATATTTTAGTAATTTTTTTTAACCATTTTGTAAGTAGGCTACTTTCTTTTTCATCATTGTAGTTTACCAATAAATCTAACAAACCATCTATTATAATTACTGCACAATCTGGGTTTGCTTCTAAATACGTTTCTATCATTCGCCTAATTAGTCCAGATCCATCTTCACGTACTTGGTACGCATTAAAATAGTCTGGTAATATAGCCAGTTCACAAAATCCCTTTATTTTGTTTATTTGCCTAAAAAAATCATAATCACTGCTTTCAGTATCAAAATAGCATAGCTTTTTACGATCTGTAGGCAAATGCAATTTCATACTAAAAACATCATACGGTACAAAGGCACTGGCAATTAATGCAGCTATGTACGTAGATTTACCAGCCTTAGGGCAACCCAGAATACACACAGAAGTTTTGTAAAGAACCTACGTGCTTACCAGATATGGTAAAAACTATATTTTCTTTATTCGGTATGTAGTCTGGGTTATAAGATCTTTTTGCTAGTAATTCGGTTATTGAGATTTGTTTGTCAGTATTTTCGTTCATATCCTTTCTAGCAGTCCAGCAATTATAAGTGCCATTAATAAAATTAAAAGTCCTTGACCATTAACGGTCAAAAATAGCCATTTCAGTATCTTTGTCATTGTTTAATTTTTTAATTTTTGTATCTAATTTTTTTAGAAAATCAACAGCTTGATCTATACTGGTGTGCATTAATTCTGTAACGTCATCTGTGCCATCAGAATTATTAACCATATAGCATTTAAAAATTTCAAGTGCAAATAATTCAAGTTTAGATACACCAGCAACTGGTACTACTAATCTTTGAAAATTGTCTTGTAGTGGCATAACTGGGTATGCTGGTTGAGTAAAAGTGTTCATAAGTTTATTTTGTAAGGTAATCAATATGATATTGTGCAGATGTTAAACTAATATGTTCGGACATATCCATCTGTACAATATAAATTTTTGGGTTTAAATGATCAAACAAAGTTTCAAAAATTTTATAACCTAAATACCAATGGGTTTTCATAATTATAAATTTTTAAGATGTAAGGATAAAGTTTGTATGTCTTTTTCAAATTCATCTACTGCATCATCTAGTAGATTTTCAATTTCATTACCTAATTGAAATGGTATCATATCATTAGTTAACCAAATCATCTGTTCAACACCATCGCTATTGGTGCTGCTAAATAAAACCTTTACGTTTCTGAAATTTTTAAAAGATCTAATTGTAATTAATTGATCTTTTTTCTTTGTAAGCCTTTGGATTTCCTCTAGCACAGAACGTGCATTAGAGTAAAATAATGTTTGCATTTTTTGATGGTTTAAATGTCAGTTTAAAATTATATCAGATGCAAACTACTAATTTTTTTCAATCCACCAAATATATTTTATATATATTATATTTTAAAGGTCAAAAAAGTTACTTTTTTAAGTAGATTTAGGGGTATGTTGAATGTTATTTTTTTTCACCTAGTGAAACAAAAATAACATTTTGTATTCACAACATTGCACATTTACCCGAATTTTTATCCACAAGTGGAAAATTTAACAATTTTAATGTAAAATTGGTGGTTTTGTGAAATTGTCGTAATTTTATAGCAATTCAGTAATATGCAAAAAAATTGGTGGTTAATCCCTTCGGCTATTGTTGTTTACATACTTTACAAAAAATACGTTCTTAGTCAAACGTTTTCTGTATTTTTTAAATCATTAGATTTTACTAGCTTAACATTATTTAATCCAACATTAAATTTAATAGTTCAAGTAAATAATCCTACTAACGTAACAGCAGATATTCAACAAATAAAAGGTAATTTATTTTTAAATGGTGATCAAGTAGGATCTGTAATAGGTATAACACCTACTACATTAACTACTGGATCAAGTTTATTAACAATACCAGTAACATTAAATTATAGTGGATTAAGTCAATATATTAAAACATTTAATACTGGTGGTTTTAAATTAGAATTTAACGGAACAATAATGGTAGATTATATTACTTTACCATTAGTATTTAGTTATTCAATTTAATATGGTAAGTGTAAACACATTAATTAATAAATTAGAACCATTTTTAGGCAAAAAAGATGTAATAGTTTATAATCAAGACACGACAGATATTATTGATGGTATTTTAAAAAACCATCAAAAATATGCAAGTGAATACGACAAAATATATAGATATTTTGTTGAAGATGACAATACAGATCAAACTGCTTATAATGTTTGGTGTTTTTTAAAGGATAATTTCAGTTATGTAATTGAACCAGAAAAAATGCAAATATTAAGAAGTCCAGCAGCCATTTTAGGATCTAACAGAAATGGTATTGATTGTAAAGGTTACGCAACATTCGCAGCTGGGATAATGTCAGCTTGGAAACGTAACGCTGGGAAAAAATTTGATGTGGTGTATAGGTTTGCTAGTTATGATGCTTTTGATAAAACACCACAGCACGTTTTTGTAGTAATAAAAGAAGATGGAAACGAATACTGGATAGATCCAGTACTAGATGAATACGATCAAAAAAAACAACCTTATTTTTATAAAGATAAAAAGATAAATGATATGGCATTAATAGCATTAAGCGGTGTAAACAGAATAACTGGTAAAAGATTTGGTGAAATACAAAGTGAAAATGCAAATGATAATTCATTGGGTGCATTATCTATTGATCAATATGGTAATTATATTGATAATGCTACTGGTTTAGTAGTAGATCAATCTGGTGATTTACCTACGACTGTATCAGCACCTAGTACTGGGTTTAATTGGGGTAGTATTTTTAGTAATTTATTACAAGCTGCACCTAGTTTAATAAAAGCTACACAACCTACACCTACTTATGCTTATGGTACACCAGTAACAACTGTAAAACCAACAACAACCAGTACTGGTATAAGCACCAATACTTTGTTATTAGTAGCAGCAGCTGGTTTAGGGGTTTATTTTTTTACTAGAAAAAAAGGTAGATAATTGGAAGATATAGGATACATAGGATATAGAGATGCAAAAGTAGGTACTACATTCGTACCTATTTATACTGGTGAACCAATTTCATCAGTAGTAGCTACAATATTAGCAACTACTGCTGCATCTTGGTCGCAATGGTTTAGTCATCCAGCACAAGATGCACTAAATGTAATTAGTCAGATGAAACCACATTTATCTGGTGCAGATCCTAGAACAAGATTAGGTTTAGTTTTAGCAGCTAGTAAATCAATTAGTACAGATGCTAAAGATGTAGATGCAGAAAAAAATTTATTATGGTATAGACAAGCATATGCTAATGATTTTACGGCATTAACACCAGATGATATGAATTACTGGAATACTTACTTAAATAGTATTAGATCAAGTCATAGGGATGGTAACAATATGTATTTTAATTTACAATCTGCTATGTTTACACCAGATCAAGTTAATTATAACGCAACACCTACAACTGCTGTAAGTTCATTATTAAGTAGTACTGGATTAAATACTAATACTTTAATATACATAGCAATAGGAGTAGGTTTATATTTATTAATAAAAAAATAACGAAATGACAGCTTTACAATGGATCATTAAGGAAGCAAAAATATTGAGAAAGAAAAGTCCTAAAATGGAATGGAAAAAAGCAGTAGCACAAGCTAGTGCCATTTATGCAAGTAAGCATAAAGGAAAAAGTCCAGTAGGAAAAAAACACGCTAAAAAAGTAGTACGTAAAAAAGCTGCTAAAAAAGTAGGTACAGTAAAATATAAAAAAGTAGCACGTAAAAAATCTGCTAAAAGGAAACCTACTGAAAAAGCAGTATTAAAATCTATTAAACACGCAGTAAATGTACAAAAATCACATATGGGTAGTTTACATAAAGCAGATCATACTATTATAACAAAATATAAAAATAATATTGAAGAAATAGCAAAACAAAATCAATATTTATTACAATGGCAATATGCTTTAAAGCAACAAAATACCAAAGCTAATAAAATAATATGTAGGAATAGAATTAATGAAATTAAAAAATACATAAGTGAATTAAAAAATCACGCAAGAGAATTAAAAAAATTATTAAAATAAAAATTTTCCTTTAAACAAAAATTAAAAATCAAAAAAATGGCTAGAAGAAAAAAATCTCACGCAAAACGCCACCATACACGTCGCAGACACCACAGAATGTCTGGCATTGGTGGAAACATCACATCTGCTGCATATATTGCTGGCGGTGCGGTTTTAGCTCAAGTATTAATGCAAAAGTTTATTAGTCCTATGTTTACATCGGCTACTACATCTGCTACTACTAAGGGCATTATTGATGGTGCTACACCAATTGTATTGGGTATCTTAACACCTAAGTTTATCAAAGGTGATGTAGGTGCTAAATTAGGTGCTGGTATGATCGCAGTAGGTGGTTTGAACTTAGTTAAATCAACTGGTTTAATCGCTGGTATTGGTGCTGGTATGTACAGCAATAAACCAGTACGTAACATTGCTGGTTATCAAGGTGCTAATGCTGGTACTTACATAGCTGGTATTAGAAACGCAGCAATAATGGAATCTTGTTAATTAACTTTTTTCACCTTTATTAATAAATAAAA